ACCACCACCAGCAACTACAAGGTAGCTTGCGGAGACAGCAGAACCCGAAGTCCACCCAAAGGCAGCAAGCGCAGCGGCTCCAATTTTTGAAAGGCGTGGCATCAGCTATTCCTTATGCAAACTTGGTCTGCGAGGCCAACACAACGTAGGTGGCGCTTCCACTTTTTTGAATTACATACGTGTAGCAATCGGTGGAGCTTGCGTTGCCGCTGGTGGGCGCAGATCCGCCCTGCCACTTCGGGGTCACCGATGTGCCGTCAATTGTCACCGCGCTGTTGTAGTAGGCCGTAGTGCCGTTTGTGACAAGGAACGTGGCAGAGATGGATTGGCCTGTGGACATCAACGTGTTCAGGCTTGTACCGCTAGAACCACGGAAGTTGAGTGTCCAGTTGCCCGATGCGTTGCTGGTGTAGTACAGCACCGACTGGGTGGTGATGTCAAAGTTGATCGTGCCGGTTGCCGCAGTCGCGGAGATGGTATCCACCTCGGCAATGTTGGACGTGACCAAAGCCTCTGCGCTGGAAGAACCACTCAAGGTTTGCGTAGCTGTAAACGTGTTTGCCACGTTTGTAACGGGAAGATTTGCCCCAGCCAGAGTGGAGGCTCCTGTACCACCGTTTGCGATTGGCAGTATGCCTGTGAGTGCGGTAGCCTGCGTGGATGCAACCTTTACAAAATCCGTACCATTCCAAGCACAGACCGCTTTTTCACCTTGGACAATAGTGACCCCAGTGGTGGGGCCTACCCCGCGCAGAACAATGCTCTGAGTGCTAGAACCTGCGTTGATGACGTAGTAAGCCTTGGATTGCGCCGGGGCTGTGATGTTGCGGGTTACCGTGCCTCCTGCCGTCCACAGCAGAATTGCTTCGCGGGAAGTGTTGGCGGCTCCAGTGGTAGTCGATAGGGTTACGTCAGCATCAGAACTGAGTGTGGTCGTGCCAGCGATGGCAGAGTCCAACAAAGAAGTGATGGAGTTGTTAACCGTGTCGCCCCACGTACCCGACAGTTCGCCCGTCACCGGAAGGGCGAGACCCAAGAGGGAGGTGTATGCAGTAGTCATGTGTTACCTCAATTTACTATGGTAGTCCAATTTGCCGTTTGGGAGTTGTTTATCTTTTGCCAGTTTGCGTCTTGCACGTCATTTATCAGCTTCCAGTAAACCGCCACAACAACTCCAATATCCGCTTGGGCATAATTGCCCGTAAGCACAAAACTTCTTGGCCCGAGGCCCAACGAGCCTACCGCGCCACTGGCAGACACGCCAGACAACGCAACAACCGTCTCGTATCCAACCGTGCCAACTGAACCTATCGCCGTATCCGGTAGCAGGGGAACAATAACTGCACCAATTGCACCCAAAGCCTGCACCCCAGTCAGTGCAAAAGACTTGCCGAGTGCTGCGGTTCCAACCGCTCCATTTGCTGACACTCCTGCCAAAGCAAACGATGCATCCCTCGTCAGGGTTCCAACTGAGCCAGTAGCCGCGTTACCTGCCAGAGCAAAAGAAGTAGCTCCTCTGGAGACTACCCCAACATTGCCTGTAGCTGCATTGCCTGTTAGGGCAACATCTTTGCTTTGGGTAACCGTACCCACTGCCCCTGAAGCTGCCACACCTGCTAACGCAACCGTAACAACCAACCCAACTGTACCTACAAAACCGTTTGCTGCATCCCCCGTCTCCGCTGCGGATTGGCTTGGAGTAACTGTGCCTACCGAACCTGTAGCTGACCTACCTGTAAGGGCAACCGTAATACTTGGAGTAGCCGTTCCCACGGCTCCTGAAGCGGTATCTCCCGTCGCTGCAAGAGTACCGCCCCAGCCGTTAGCACCCCAAGTACTATCGCCCCAGCCGAGAGACACAAACTATCCTTACGTCGTAGCCAACCGCAGCAAGCCAGTAGTCGTAGTGTTAGATGGCATAGTCAGTGTGAACGTACCCGCAGTAATAGTCTGACTACCAAACGTGTAAACAGCCACAGCCTTGTTGCTCTGTGTAGAGTTGTACATCAAAAGCGTATCAAACGCCGTAGACAAAGTGACCGATGTGTACGTGATTGATGCAGACGGAGTCCAGTAAGCTACACCAGCAGTAGACGAACTGTTGGTCGCTGTAGGAGCCGTAGCGTTAGTTATTGATACCCCACCAGCGGTATACCCAGTACCAGACACTTCGCCAGTAGCTGAGTAGGCCGTAGTAGCCGCATTGATGGTTGCGCTTGTTAAATACAACGCGCCTTTAAACGTATCGGCAGTAGTAGCTGCGCGGATAGGAGCTACACCAAAATTGTGGGTAGCAGTCAGTAGTTCCCCCATAAAGGAGGTACACATTGAAGCGGTATTTGCCATGATAAATCCTTAAAAAGTACCGGTTTCGCCACCCAGTGGAGGCATCTTTTTCAACGTCACATGCACTGACCGATGAACTAATTCACCATCCAGCCAGTATTCCGTCCACGTAGTGAACTCATTGTTGTCATCCACTTCACCTGAACGGTGTTCCAGCAAAGAGTCATCCATCTCGCCTTTAGTTGTAGTGACAATCAATTTGAACTCCTAATCAGTGCGGTGGTGGAAGTGTTGGCAGGCATGGTGATTGTAAAGGTCGTGGTCGATGTTTTATCTGCCCCGAAGTCAAGCACTGCAATGGATTTGTTGCTCTGCGAGGCGTTGTAAATCAAAGCGCACCGGGCCGTGATTGCTGCCGTCCAAGACGTATTTGACCAGTTTACATAGGCCGTGTAGCCCGAAGAACTGATAGCTACCCCAGTCAACGTATTGCCGCCTGCTGTATAGCCAGACGCTACAACCTCATTGGTTGTTGTATATACAGTCGTGTCCGCGTTTAAATTGGCATTGCCGGTGTACAAAGCAATCTTGAGAGTGTCCGTGGACAGATTGTGGACGGCCTGATACAACTCCGTCTTGAAGCTGGTGGTCTGCGTTTGGACGATGCTCATGTAACCGCCTGTCTATACTGACCACTGCGGTAAGCATCCTGACGCTCCATGCCATCACCCAGACGTTTAGCCAGTGCAAGAGCTTCCTTGTACTTGCCGTCGTACAGTGCAACCAAGTCGGCCTCACCCTTCATAAAGGTGTACGCCTCAATCAGAGAACCGTACAGCAACACGGTGTCGAAGTTGTCGCCCAACCAAGTGGTGGTTGCTGTGGTGATGGACTCGGGGTAGTAGTAATAGTGAAGCTCAGTTGAGTATGTTGCATCCGGTGTAGGGCCAATGATGAACGTCAGTTCTGTAGTAATTACAGAGTTTGCAACGGTCGGGCCAAATAACGCGTAGTACTTAGGTGTACCGGTATCAGTCGGCGTCGGGTAGGCTTCACGAATGAAGTTCACATCCTTGTTCAACAGATACGTATACGGGCCAGTGCCCGAGTAAATTGCCATTGAGTATGGCGCGAGGAAGTCATCAGGAGCAGACAAATACTTGGCGCTTGCTGCAATAGTCCCGGTCACGTTCTTACGCAACGAGGGGAACTGTACTGAGTTGTAGATGCGCTGCTCTGCCTGCTGGATGATGCGATTAATCTGAGTCGTAGACGAGACCGTAGACGAATCCGCAAGGGTAATCGTCGGAAAATTGTTCTCCGTGTAGGTCTGTATCGCCGCCGAAAGCTCAGAATAGTTCATGCCATCGGACCCCTTGCCATCAGCCCTTTAGTGGCTGCGCCAGTTCCTCGGATTTTGATGCCATCAGTTTTGATTGGCTCATCACCAGCAGACTTGCTAAACGAACCTACGCTCATATCCGCAGTGTCTAGCTTGCTACGGTTAGGTGGATATCCGGGGTTTGTACCAAACTCCACAGGGGCTTTGGTCATTTTTTTACCGTCCATTGTGTGCGGAGCCGCATAGACGCTGGCTTGGCCAACTTCCTTGCCGCCTTTTTTCATACTGTATGCCATGATTTACCCCGTTTTCTGACTAGCTGCACGAGACAGGTTACGACCAAGGCGCATACGGTCATCCGTAGTGGGCCCACCCTTTTTCAGCTTTAACGAAGTGCCCTTACCGCCTTTGTGCTCTTGAGCATCGTGCTGCTTGAATGCTTTCTTAATCATGGCCTTGTCTTGCGCCATATCACTTTTCATGTCTTCTTTAGCCATCATGGACTCCTATGAAACCGTTACTGTTACCGTGCCAACACTTGTGGTTCCGACCAAGTAGTTGGGTGTTAGACCCACATCAAAATTACTAGCCCCACCAATGGGATTCCATCCCCACTGAATGTCCCTACTACCCCCACCGGGGTATCCCAATGTATCCAAACCAGAAGCTACATAGCTACGGTCAGGGCGCGGATTACGCAAAGCCTGTGGGTCATCTACAGGAAACATACCTAGCTGTAGCTGCGGTTGGTCAGGGTCCCAACATGCTGGGCATACTAGCAGATTGTAGTTCTTCGTCTTGATGATTTCTGTCTTCAGAACCTTCAATTTAAACCGCTGGCCGCAGCGGTCACATTCGGAGATTGCATTCTTGCCAGAAGCGAATCTATTACCCATGACTACCGCCCGATATAGGTCTGGCGCGGCACCAAACGTAGGGCCGCTTTCTCATGGTCTTCGTAAGCTGCAAGCTCCCAAGCCTCGTCGTATTGGGCCTTCAGCATGGGTATACGCTCCATGCCTGTTGGGATTTTGCCTGCGATATGAAACGCTAGCCCTGCTGCCATGCAGGGGATAAACCGGAACGGTACGTCCATGATGTTTACACCGCCACCAGCATCTTGGGTACGGCGTAGCCGCCAGTAGGCCAGTGTGTACGTTTGTGCATTGTCAGGTGTAGGCCAGACAGTTACAGCGGGAAGCTGTTGCCAGTAGACAGTAGCCCCAGAAGTGTGCGCCGCAGCGGTGGTGTTGTTCTGCGCACGGAAGCAGCTATATAGGGTATTCCCTGATATGTAGCCGTAGTTGATAGTCTCTGAGTCAATTTTGATGAACCCCGAAGCGGGCAGGCCCACTGTGGAACTCAACGTGATTTCGGTGCTGATACTTGTGATTGTGGTAGCTAGGGTTAACCCTACCACCGAAGTCTGCCCGTTGTACCGTTGAATCCAAATCTGGATAGGCCGCGCTTGAGTCAGCTTGTTAGGGATAGTGGCGTAGGTAGAAACACTGATGCGGGTAATGGTCAGGTCGGCCTGATTAGAAGTGCTGTTGGCATCCGTGCGGATTAGGTGCTCCAGCAAGTCAATCGTATCGTCCGGCAGGGGGTAGGTGTTTTGCCCCTGCACCAACTGAATTGTGCCCGGCTCAATCGTCCACAGGTTGATGCCCCGGTTGGCCCAGTCGGCGAACATGATGTTGAGGCTGCGCCGCGCCGTGCGCAAGTCATAGCCCGTACGTAGTTCGCTTCCAGCCCGCTCAAAAGCCTCCTCGACCAACTCGGTGAGGTCAAGGTTAAAAGCTGTGGAGCCAGAAGTATTTGCCATTATTTTTTCAACCCTTTAAGGGTTTCAGCCAGACGGGCACGTTGACCCATCTTACCGGGGGCTTGTGCAGCCTTAGCAAGCTTTTTAGCAGGAATAGGCTTATCACCCTTCACACCAAGCGATGCACGTAGTGCACCGGGCTTTTTAATCGCTTTTTGAATCCATTTCTCAGCCATTTCGTGCCATCCTCATGTTGTCAATCAGATTGGGGTAGGGGCGACCCGCTGCTTTGGCCGCTGCTTTAGCCCCCGCTTTTTTGGCAGGGCTTAGTTTTTTGTGTTTCTTCGCGGGGTTGGGGCTATCCCACACCTCTCCACCCTTCGCATATTGCGTAAAGTCGGTGTTATCCCGACGCGCTTTTTTCTTCGCGCCGGGCATCTTGGATGGGTTGATATCGCCCATGCCGCGAGAAGCAATCACCGCATCATCCCTTTGGTTTTGCCCTTAACGCAGCAGCCGTCCGCACGGCTGGAAGCGGAGCCACCTTTGGCGTAGCTAGAAGGGCCAGAATTAAAATTGCTATATGGGTTTGGTTCGGTTAAATCCAACCCTTCGACGGGGGATGACTTTAACTCTTCAGAGTCACTATCTTTGCGCTTCGCCGTCATAGGCGGAATTTCGTTGTAGTAGTCCTTTATTTGCCTCTTAGGGGGAGCAGGCTTAGCCTTCTGCTTAGTCCGTGCAACGGGCTCATCGACCGGAGTTGCGTCTTTGTACTTTACGTCAGCCATGATTTTCTCCTTAGACCTTACCACCGCGTTTCATTGCAATATCTTTACCTTTGGTTTTACCCTTGGAGGCAATACCGTCGGCGCTCTTGTGCCCAGAAGAAAGACCGCCAGAAGCCATCTTCTTAGTAGCACCGCCTTTTTTCATCATGCCCATCTGCATTTTGTCCATCGCCATGTCTTTTGCAGAGCCCTCTTTCATGCCCTTTTCTTTGTCCTTACCGGACTTCTCAAACTTAGCGAAGGGGTTCATACCTTTAGTAGCCATAGTGTTTCCACCTTTCTTGAATAGTTCCATTTTGCCTTGTCGAGTTTCAGGCTTGTTGATACGTTGCAAATCAGGCCGCGACGTAGAGCCTTTACCAAACTTCATTCCTTTGCTAGCCTCGCTAAAGTCTTTGGCAACGGACTGAGGTACTCCGGCTTGCTGGGCAAACACAGGATTGTGCGCCGCAGCATCCATGAATTTTTTCTGCTTAAGGCTTGTCGCTGGCATCACTTCCCCGCTTGAATAAGCTGGTCAATTTTTGCTTCAAGCTTGTTAAAGCGTTGGTCAATGTGGTCAGTAATGCGCTGAACTTCTGATTGAGTAACGTAATCACGGGCAATCTCCTCGCGGGTTTTATTAAGCAGTAGGTTGAGGCGGGTTAACTCAGAGAACTTCTCCTTGAGCAGGAAACCAATAATCGTTGTAGCCATTGTAAGTCCGGCAGACCATACTGTATTAAAGTCCATTTAGCACATCCTTCCTTTGGTCTTGCCACGTTGGGCGATGCCATCGGCTCGCTTAGATGCGCCGGATGCTTTGGAAGTCATACCGCCAGAGGCCATCTTCTTTACCCGACCGCCACGCTTCATGCCATCTGGAGCGCCACGCCCATACTGCTCTCCACGTATAGCGTCTGGGTTAGCCCCGCTGGTATCCACCTCTTGGTCAGCCTGACTTTCTGCGGCTTCCATATCAGCTTTTGCAGCGGCTAGCTTTCGCTTATCAGCGTTGCTCATATCTTTTCTGGCTTCATTTCCAGCTTCTATAGCCAAGGCTGCTAAACCTGCGCGACTTCCAGTCCTAGTCAAAGCACGACCGCCAGCTTCTTGCTGCATCAACCGTCCACGTTCAGTCCTACCTTCCGCGTTCAAACCGCGCCCCATACGCCCAATATCTGCGCGTTGGGAAGCAATTACATCCTCAAGTGGATGCGGAAATACACTTTCTCCGCTAGTTTGATTAGGAGACCGGTAAGGGTATCCTTCCTTGGCTGGCTTATTGAGCTTAGGAACCAAAGTAGTACGTGGGCCAAAGCCCCCGCCGCTGCCGCCGCCCTCAAGTGTTTGTTCATCACCGGGACGTTTGTAATCAAATCTAGCCATGTCGTTCTCCTAGCATTTCCATCTTGCTAAGGAAGCCGCCTTGCGGGTAGGCTTCCCGTTTTCATCTTTCATCGGCCCCGGCATACCACTCATACGGGCGCAGAACGAGTCCTTGCGTGGGCCACCTTGGGGCTGTGGGGCCTTGAGGTTGCTACCGGTAGCAGCGTTGTACTTAGCACGGCCTTTGGCCGTCAAGCCCGCCCCTTTGGAGATGGGTAGCTTCTCGCCACGACCAACTGCAAGGGAGGGGTTTTTCTTAGCCATAAAACGCCGTGATTCCCGTTACGGAACCCACGCTCAATGTAAGGTAAATGTTGGTTTGAAATAGCATACCCTCACCCGGCACGCTAATGTAATACGGCACAGGATTAGTCTGTGAGGCAATATCAATCTGGCAAAGAATAGCCCCAGTAGCCCCTCCATCACGAAACTCAAATGTGGCTGCGGTAGTAGCTGCGGGGGTTATGGAAAACCCTTTCAGCCGCGCTCGCCCAGAAAATATGCTGCCAGCCGCACTCAGGTGCGCACTTTTAACGTCTGTCTGTTGCATAACTAATCTCCTGTAAAACGGGGGCCGAAGCCCCCGAGACTAATTACTGCTGGTTAGCAGGAGGCGATTGCACACCAGTGGAGTCAGCAACAGCATACACGATGGTGTACTGCACCGTACCAGCCGTTACGTCGGCAACAGTGGGGGTCAGTGCCGCTTGGATGGTTACGTCCGTAGTGCCAACACCAATACCATTAGGAGATGCAGTGCTTGCTGCGCCAGCCCAGTTCACCAGCTTGGCAGCAGCATTTGTATTAGCCAAGCGGCCTTGGCTGGTGATGTCTGTAGAAGCCCAGAACAGCGCGGTGGAGGCAGAAGTACCAACTACCACGTTGGCTGCGGTGGAACCTGTGAATGCTACCAAGGTGTCAATGAAAATACTGACAATCTGAGCGCCAGCAGGGATGGTGAACAGCGTGGTGGTTGCAGTGGCTGCGGCTACAGCGTTGGTGTAGTTTACTTTTTTAGTCTGAGAGACTAGCGTAACGCCGGTGTTTTGGATAGTTCCAGCGGTAGTGCCGGTGGTGTTTTTGACCGTGCCAAGCAGCCACGGGCCAAGGTGAGTAGCGAATCCCATGATGAGTCCTTACATACAAGTTAGGTACACTGGTCGGTATGTCGTCTGCCGGGACAGTCCAATGCACCGGAAAGCCCGGATAACTGCAATATACACCATTTTTGTGATGCGTCAAGACCATGCCTTACAAAGACCTCGCTGTTCGCAAAGCCAAACACAAGGCGTACTCTGCGACCCACTACCAAAAAAATCAGGCCGATGTGCGGGCCTCAACAAAGAAGACCAAGAAAGAAAAAAAGCAAGAGTGGACGGAATTTAAGGCAAAGCAGTCCTGCACCAAGTGCGGGTTCTCCCACCCCGCAGCAATTGACTTCCATCACGTCGGGCCTAAGAAATACAGTGTCAACGAACTCATAACCGGCGGCCGGTTTAAGCTGGCGTATGAAGAGGTGAAACAGTGCATAGCCTTGTGTTCAAACTGCCACCGAATACACCACTATGAAGAGCGTGAACAAAAAAAGGGGCCGAAGCCCCCTTTAGAACCTGTCACGGGTTAAGCCGCTTCGAGTTCTTCTTCATCTTCCTCCGCTTCATCTTCAACGTCGCCCCAGTCGGCTTCGTCATCTTCAACCAAGAGCCACTCGTTGGTATCTTCGTCCAGCCAGTACCATGCTTCGTACTCTTCGTCGTACCAGCAGTAGCAGCCAGCATCATGGTCGTACTCATACTCTTCGCCCTCAACGAAGCAGTCAGCAAACGCATCAAACTCGTCGTCTTCGTCATCCACTTCTTCAATGTCGGTGTTACCCAACGCTTGAGCAGCTTGCAAAAACTTCAAGATGGACTCAGTAGAGAACTCAAAAAAACCGCCATCGGCGAGGTCAACAGATACAGTAAACAGCATGTCTATACTCCAAAAAATAGGTGCAGCACCGCGCTGCAAGTCATCCTACCATGGCATCTGTGACAGTTTTTAGACGTAAAAAAGGCCCCCGAAGGGGCCTCTCTCAGCGGGGGGTAACCCTAGCTTAGGACGAACCGGGAGAACCGAAGATTCCCAGTGGGTCAGACCAACCGAACGAATAACGCTCGCGGGCCTTGTAACGGACGTTACCGGTATCGAAGTCACCGTCCATGCTGTTAGCCAGAGGCGAACGCACGAAATGCTTCAAGCCGTTAGGAACGTCAGTGGTCAAGTACCAGCCATTGGTATCAGTCAAGAAGTGGTTCTGGGTATACCCTTCAGGGATAGAACCATTGTTCTTCAACGCGTTGATATCGTTGTCGGTAGTGCCAACACGGAGGCTGGTTTCCAACAGACGGGTAGCAACGAATTGCAGAGCAGGAGGAACAATCAGCTTACGGGGCTTAGCCGCAATCAACAGACCACGCTCATCAGTCCAAGCAGCGATTTGAATAACGGCGGCTTCCAAGGAAGTCTCGTTCAAGTCGGCAGCGGTAGATGGGCGATTGCTGTTGGTGCCACCATTGACCAGCGGGTGAGCAGTGCTGAACAGAGCAACGTCATC